GCCGGGCGCGAGTTGCCGGGGATCGTCGACCAGGTGGTCTCGATGCAACTCTTCGGCCGCGATGCCAAGGGCGACTGGACCCTCGACGAGACCTCCGCCGAGCGCCGCCTCGTCTGCCGCTCCGGCAACCCCTGGGGTCTCCCCGCCAAGGACCGCTCCGGCCGGCTCGATGTGACCGAGGCGCCCGATCTCGGCGCGCTGATCGCGAAGATCGACGGCCGCGCACCCGCCCACACCGCCACCCCTTCCTGATCCAGACGCAAAGGACAGACCCATGAGCTACGATCTCAACGACGCCCAGCCGCAGATGGCCCCCATCGGCGAGTTGATCCCCGACGGCACTTTCGCCAAGGTCCGCCTGACCGTGCGCCCCGGCGGCGTCGACGGCGCCACGCCGATGGACGCGAAACTCCTGAAGGCCTCGCAATCGAGCGACGCGAAGATGCTGGACTGCGAGTTCACAGTCCTCGAGGGGCCCCATGCCCGCCGGAAGTTCTGGCAGAGCTTCACCGTCGCGGGCGGCAAGGTCGACGAGAAAGGCCAGTCGATCGGCTGGAAGATCTCCAAGTCCACCTTTCGCGCGATGGTCGACAGCGCTCTCGGGCTCGATCCCAGGGACGAGAGCCCCGACGCCAAGGCCAAGCGGGTGCTGCCCGGGCTCAAGCATCTCGATGGCATCGTCTTCGCCGCCCGGATCATGGTGGAGCCCGCCTCAAACCCGCAGTACCGCGACCAGAACCGGATCGCGAACGTCGTTCTGCCCGACGACGCGAGCCATGCCCCGATCATGCGCGGCGAAACCGTGCCCCCGGAGCCCGTCAACGCCCCGCCGCGCAAGGCCGCGAGCGCGCCGGCGCCGGGCTGGCAGGCGCCCACGCCGGCATGGGGGGCGCAGCCGCAAGCCTCGGCGGTGGCTCCGACCTGGGGCGCACAGGCGCCCGCGCCGCAGCCCACGCAGCAGTCGCCCGCCCAGCAATCGCCCGCATCTCCGCCGTCCGCGCCGGGCGGAGCGCCTGCGACCGGCATGCCCGCCTGGCTCAATGGCTGAGGCGCGGTCGGCAGCACGGCGGCGGAGGTCAACCCGGCCTTCGCCGCCGCCCGAGGCCCGGCGCGATCCTGCCGGGCCGATGACCCCGGATGAATGGCAGGCGCATGTGACGCGCGAGGCGGCGCTGGAGATCGGACGATGGCTCGAGGCCCGAGGAAGACTGCACACCCCGATCGCAAGCCTCAGCCTCGGCGACCTCGAAGCCATGGCCAGCAACGCGATCTCGCGCTGGATCGTGCTCCAGTCCGAAAAGCTCCAGAGGGCGGGTTGGCCGCCCGAGGACCCGATCGGGAACTTCTTGCTGGGGTAGCGCTCTGCGCTGTCTGCGCCCGCGAGGCGCGCGGCTTCGGCTACTGCCACGGCCTCCGCTGGGATCGCCACCCCTACCACCGCTTCTGCTCGCGCCGCTGTCAGGACGTGGGCAGCGCCATCGCCCAAAGGAACAACGGCATGATCGACAAGACCGCGCGCGAGGCCCGTGCGATCCGCGATGCGCGGACGCTCTTCGCCGAAGCGCTCACCGACCTCGGGCTCATGGAGCCCTTCTTCCACCGCAGCGCCGAGGACATCGACCGCCTGATCGAGGCGGCGGTCACCGGCTACATCGACAGCATGCAGGACCAGGCCGCGCGCAAGGAGCGCACCGGTACGGTCCTCGACGACCCGATCCCATTTTAGGAGCGCGGCGATGATCGACCTGAACGACGACACCGCGTCCTGCAGCTGGAAGCCTCTGCTCGAGGCGGCCACCGAGAACGCCGTCACCGACTTCGAGATCGAGTTCTGCGACAGCCTCCGCGAGAAGCTGGCGCGGTTCGGCGAGAGCGCCCGGCTGACGGACGCGCAGTTCCACAAGCTGACCTGCATCGCGCAGGCCGGCGGGTTCTGGGAGCGCGAGCGATGATCGACCTCAACCATGGCTCGGGCTGCCTCTACGGCGCCGACGCGCCGCGTCCGCCCATCGCGCAAGCCGTGTCCGCAGCCATCGAAAGGGCGCTGGCAGCGCGTCATCGCGCAGAGCGTCCGCGGACCTATGTCAGTTCCTCGGGTCTCGGCCGCGACTGCCTGCGCCAGATCCAGTACGACTTCCTCGCGGTCCCAAAAGACGAGGGCCGTGAGTTCGCGCCGCGCACGCTGCGCATCTTCGAGGCAGGCCACCGGGCCGAGGACATCGTCGCGGGCTGGTTCCGCATCGCCGGCTTCGACCTGCGGACCGAGCGCCCCGACGGCCGCCAGTTCGGGTTTGAGGCCCTCGACGGCCGCTTCAAGGGCCACATCGACGGCTGCCTCGTCTCGGGCCCGGTCGCGATGGACTATCCCGCGCTCTGGGAAAACAAGGCGCTCGGCGCGGCCAGCTGGAAGGACGTGGTCAAGCGCGGCGTCAGCCTCGCGCGCCCCGTCTATGCCGCCCAGATCGCGCTCTATCAGGCCTACATGGAGCTGCCCGCCCCGGCGCTCTTCACCGCGCTAAACCGCGACACGATGGAGCTGCACGCCGAGCTCGTGCCGTTCGACGCGCATCTTGCGCAGGAAATGTCGGATCGCGCCGTCGCCGTGGTGCGGGCCTCCGAGGCCGGCGAATGGCTCCCGCGCGCCGCGGCCGAGCCCACTGCAGTCCTCTGCCGCGGCGGCATGGCGGCCGGCAAGTGGCACGCGCCCTGCGCATGGGCGGGCCGGTGCTGGGGAGAGCGGCGATGATCCCCGACGCCTATGAGCTCAAGCGGATCGTGCGCGCGCATCGCGACCGGTTCTGGTGCTCGGACCTGCTTGGAGCGGCGGAGTTCGCGCCGATCTACTTCTTCAACGATCAGGCCGCCTTCGATGGCGATATCGTCGACCGCGCGATGACCCGGGTTTTTACCGGTCCGCTCCGGTTGCCGCATCCGTCCGTGATCTTAGAGGTGCGCGAGCAGCGCGCGTCTCCCTCGGGCCTGATCGTCTGCGCCCGCGCCGACGGCGACATCGTCGAGGCCACGTTCCTCATGCGCAAGCGGGCGCCGCGCGGCTGGACGGATTGCCTGGTGCGGGTCTGGATGCACCCGGACGGCAAGGCCGAAATCGAGGGCAACCCGGCCGAGCGGAGCGACGAGACAGTCCGCGGTCACGGCGAAGTCGCCGCCGGCATCGTCTGGCGCGCGCTGACCATCCTCGGCGCGTCCCCGGACATCCGCGACCGCAAGGTGTCGCTCGCGAAACACTCCCGCCTCGCCCGCGAGGGCGTGCGCGGATGGGTCTGGCGCCAGGTTGCCATCGATCCGGCGCGCCTGCGCGCGGCGACGCCGCCGCAGGGCGGCAGTCACGCCAGCCCGCGCTGGCACATCCGTCGCGGTCACTGGCGGCAGCTCGCGGACGGTCGCCGGGTCTTCGTCCGTCCGTGCGAAGTGGGCGATCCGACCCGCGGCGGGATCGTCAAGGATTACGCAGTGGAGATACCCCAACAATGACCGAGTTCACCCCATCCGCCACGCAGGCTGCCGCGATCCACGAGATCAAGGAGTGGTTCGAGACCCGCACCGAGCAGCAGCAGGTGTTCCGCCTGTTCGGCTATGCCGGGTCCGGCAAGACCACCGTGCTGAAGTTCGCGCTCGACGAACTCGGCCTCTCGCCCCACCGAAGCGCGAAGGACGGCCGGTGCGTGCCCGGCGTCGTTACCGCCACCTTCACCGGCAAGGCCGCGTTGGTGCTGACCCGCAAGGGTACGCCCGCGCGCACCATTCACAGCCTGATCTACTCGGTGATCGAGTCGACCGAGGAGGAAATCGAGGAGGCTGCCCGGAAGATCGCGGTGGCCGAACGCGACGCGCGTCGCCTTACCGGGTTCGCGCGCACCACGGCCGATGCCGCGATCGAGGCGATGCGCCAGGGGCTCTCGGCCATGAAGCATCCGCGCTTCGCGCTTAACCCGCAGAGCGACGCGGCAGACGCCCGGCTGATCGTGCTCGACGAGGTGTCGATGGTCGGCGAGGAGATGGCGCGCGACCTGATGAGCTTCGGCAAGCCGATCCTCGTCCTCGGCGATCCCGGTCAGTTGCCGCCGATCCGGGGCGAAGGCGCCTTCACCCGCGACGAGCCGGACGTGATGCTGACCGAGATCCACCGCCAGGCGGCCGAGAGCGCGATCATCCGTCTCGCCACCATTGCGCGCGAGGGACGGCCAATCGGGTTCGGCGTCTACGACGACCATGTCGCCAAGCTCCGCAAGGGCGACATCACGCCGGAACAGGCGCTCCGCGGCGGTCAGCTGATCTGCGGGCTGAACGCCACGCGGCTGCAGATCAACAACGCCATGCGCGCGGCCGCCGGTCTCGGCGGGACCTGGCTGCCCACCGGACCGGCCGAGAAGATCATCTGCCTGAAGAACCAGAACGATCTGGGGCTGATCAACGGGATGTTCGTGACGCTCGAGGACATCGTCGACGAGGGCAGCCTCTACTTCTCTGCTGTCGTCCATGACGAGGACGGGCGCCACATCGGCGAGCCCTATGAGGACGGGCGTCCGGGCCGGCTGCGCATCTACAAGGGGCATTTCGAGGACCATGTCGCCTACGACAACAAGCGTCACGACCGCGATTACAAGGAGAAGCGCCTGCTGACCGAGGCGACCTTCGGCTGGGCGATCACCGCGCACAAGGCGCAGGGCTCGCAGTGGGAGAACGTGATCGTCTGGGACGACGGGCTGGGCCGCAGCGAGATCGACCGGCGCCGCTGGCTCTACACCGCGATCACCCGGGCCGAGCGCGGGCTCGTGCTGCTGGCCTGAGGGGCGCGATGATCGATCTCAACGACATCGCGGTCCCGAAGACCCGGCACGATCTGGCGGCGGTGAAGGAGCAACTCGCCTGTACAGCCGCCGACTGGATGCCGGGGCTCTTCCCCGGGGCCCGGCTCGCGCGGGACCGTCGATCCCTGCGCTGCGCAGACCTCTCCGGGCGCCCGCCGCGCAAGGAGGGCTCGTGCACGATCCATCTCGACGGGCCCTTTGCCGGCTGGGGTTTCGACTACGCCACCGGCGAGCGGGCCGGTCCCATCGACCTGATCGCGCAGGCGACCGGCCTTTGCGACGGCGCGCTCTTCGACGAGGCGGCGCGGCTTGCGGGGATGGACCATCCTGCGGCGCGACCCATGAAGGCGTCGCCCATGCGCGCACGCCCCGACCACTCGGCCGAGATCGCGCGTCTGGTCGATGGGGCCGTGCCCCTCGCGGGCACGCCATGTGAGACCTACCTACGCGCCCGCGGGCTGTCGGATCCCGGCTCGCCCGACCTGCTGTTCCATGCCGACCTTCCGGACTTCGACAGCTGCCGCGGCTGGCCCGGCCTGATCGCGATCCTGCGGCTGCCGGACGGGGAGCGCGCCCCGGGCATCCACCGCACCTTCCTGCTCGACGACGGCAGCGCCAAGGCGCCCCCGGGCAAGAAGATGCTCGGCAGCGTGAGGGATGCCGTGGTGCGCCTGTTCCCCATGCCGGAGGATGGGCACATCGGCATCGCCGAGGGGATCGAGACGGCGCTCTCTGCCCGCGTGCTATTCGGCACACCGGTCTGGGCAGCACTGTCGGCCGACGGTCTGGCGCGGTTCCAGTGGTCCGAGGGCATCCGGCGCGTCACTATCTATGCCGATGCAGGAGACGCTGGCCGCCAGGCGGCCGCGACGCTCTCGGACCGCCTGAACCGTGCCGACATCCCGAACGAAATCGTCCCCCCGCTCCATGGCGACGACTTCAATGACGATCTGCAGCGAGGCGCCCGCGCCGAGGATTACGCTCGCGAAGCATACGCCACAGCGGAGCCTCAGGCCGGGGATCCGGTGGAGCCGGAGTCGGCCACGCCCGTCGTCGCAACCTCCGACGATCCCGCGACCCTGATCGCCGCGGCCGAGGCGCTGACCAATCCGCCCGAATTCGAAGCCCTGTCCACACTGCTCGGGCGCATCGCGCTGGCAAAGCTCGATCCTCTGCCCGAACGGCAGGTCATCGCGCGGATCAAGTCCGCGACCGGCATCGGCATGTCGGTCCTGACCCAGCAGCTGGCCGAGCTTCGCCGCCGCGTGAACGCCACCGGCGATCCGCACGCGCCGATCCCGAAGCCCGCCTGGTTCAGACGTCTCCGGCTCGACCTCGCGGGCGCGCCCGAGCGCAACGAGGCCAACGTCATCGTGGCGCTGACCTCGGATCCGGCCTTCGCGGGCGTTCTCGCCTTCGACGAGTTCGGGCAGGAGATCGTGGTGCGCCAGCCGCTGCCATGGGACAGCGTCGCGTCCCTCCCGCGTCCGTGGGAGGACGCCGACGACATCCGCACGGCCGAGTGGCTGCAGCTGCGCGGCATCAACGTGGCGCCGGTCGTCGTGAGCCGCGCCGTCGGCGCCGTCGCTCGCGAGCTGCGCATCCATCCCGTCCGCGACTGGCTCGACACCCTGAAATGGGACGGCACGCCCCGGATCGAGACCTGGACCAGCACCTATCTCGGCGCCGAGCCCACCGCGTTCCATCACACCATCGGCGCGCTCTGGCTGATCTCGGCCGTCGCCCGCATCTACCGCCCCGGCGTGAAAGCCGACCACATGCTCATCCTCGAAGGGCCGCAGGGCGCGCGCAAGTCCACCGCG